TAAATCAAACATACTATTATATGTTGTGAAAAATTATTATATTAATAACGAAGAATTTGAAAAGCTCATCTTGTTATACCAGCAGGATCCAAAAGCTCATGAAGAAGAGCTTGTTTCTTTATTTGATCTGCTGATAACAAATATTATTGAATCATTTAAATTTAAGGTAGACCCTGATGATGCTAAACAGGATTGCTTCGCATTAGTACTAAAGACAATCAAAAACTTTAAACCTCGAAAAGGTACTGCGTTCAATTACTTTACAACAATTGTTGTGAATAATCTCAAACTTCTCTACACTAGAGAGAAGAAGTATCAAAATAAGATTGATTCTTATATTGAAACGCAGAAAGATAAGCTTAAATAAGTTTTAAAGTTTTTAAAATGTGTGGTAAGTAGTCTTCAGACACGGTATTATCAGTCCTCAATTGAATTAGATGAGGAATTTTAGTAGTCTTAAAGATCACAAAACTATGAGGCATACGAAAACTATCAACGATATATAGTGTCTCGCCTTTTTTACTGTCCTGATATTTTTCTTTTAGCTTATCTACAACCCCACTACAGTACTCATCCCAGAGGGATATAAATAAGACACTTACAGGCCGCGAATCTCTCTTAAACCTTTTGATTACTTTGTTTAGGTCGTTTTCTTTATTCAGAAAATCTAATTTATACATTTATTTTTCTTTTAAAATATTTTCTTTGATTTTATCCGCAGTTTGTGCTTTATCTAGAAAGTGAGTTGGCTCTAAAGGTGCTGCCGCTCCTGATAATTCTCTCTCAATGACGGTAGTATCAGCTAATCTAATATCTCCATCTTCATCCTCTAGAACAGTTATACCTGAAGTTGCTAGATCTTCTTTGTTTTCTTTGGCATATTTTTTAATGAGATCAGCCAACTCTTTATTCATAGCTTCGATTCCATGAAGAAATACCACCTTCATAAACTCAGAATCAGGGGTATCCTCTGGCCTACAGACATCAGCAAAGTTTTTATAAGCTAATGCCTCGTCTTTATTTAAATTCATTTGTATTCTCATGCGATCATTCCTTCTATCTCTAACCTTAATTTTCCAGGTATTTACATCAAAACTAATACCGCTAACATCAGGGACTTTCATTTTACTATTATAGACCGAGGACAAATTTATGGAAGACAATTACGATATTTCTAATCTAAAACAAAAAAAGAAGATTAATAGTAGAACTAAAGGTAGTGGCTTTGAGCGCCAGATATGTAAAATATTTAATAAGAGGTTCAACACCTCTGAATTTTGTCGGAGTCCAGGATCAGGAGCTTTTGCTACAACCCATTCATTACCTGAACATTTAAAAATATATGGAGATTTAATTACTCCAGAAAAATTTAAATATTGTATTGAATGTAAAAAAGGATACAATAATCAAAACATATATAGTTTATATAATTATAGTAGCGAGTTCTGGGGATTTATAAACCAATGTGAAAAAGATTCGAAAAAATGTTACAAGATTCCCATGGTTATATTCAAACAGGATAGACAGCCTACACTAGCCATAGTACCAGACCATGTACAGTTTGGTGATCAATATAAATCTATTCAAATATCTAAAAAGAAGGATGGATTTATTATTAGATATAATATTTATCTATTTGAATCTATACTTGATAGCTACGATGCTCTGTGGATGGAGTAAGTAATTTTTCTAGTAAGCTCTGTTGTCCCTTTAAAAACTCATAGAATATCCCAGCATTCTCTGCTTTAGGAGCTTCCTTCGGGGGGGCTAAATTACGCTTCCCAGACCAACAATTTTTCATTGCAGTAGTCACTGATCTAGTATGTCTCTCCCTCTCTCCTCTTGCTTTCGCGTCTGCATCACCAGACCAAGTTCCTTCTTGAGAAAATTTCATTACACCTTCTTCTGTCCCACCCACAATTTCCCCGCCTTTAACTTCTCCACCCTCCATAATATGGAATATGGCAGTAGTACCCTTGAATTCTATTCTAAGTCTTGATGGTTCTGCATTTCTAGCCGCTACAATCCTCTCCATCCCCTCGTTTTGAGCAAAGATCGCCAGATCTCCATTATCATATTGCATTTGTTGTGACATCGCATCCAAATTGAATCCATCAACCATTAAATTTTTTATCAATAGATCAGTTACTGTCTCTCGTTGGGCTGGATCTCTATAATCTTCTGCATATCTAGACCACATACCTGCTCGTCGTATCCCCTCATGTATTCTTTCTCTAGTTTCGGGGATGTCTAAGGCCCTGGCCTCAGGAGGATCGCTATCATCAAAGAAAAGATTACCTAAATATGAATCCGTTACTCCTTCGAAGGATAGACCGTCGAAGATCTCACTTGATAACATTTCAGCTACCTGTTCTGGTTGTTGTACCCGCAAATTGCCATCAGCATCAACATATGTCACGGAATCCATCAACGCATCTACACTCTCTACACTAGCTAAAACCTCGCTGCCATAGGCCCGTTGTTTTTCTTGTCTGTCCCTCCCTGCTGCATCTATTTCTAATTCACCCTTCTTACCAACCTTACCAAACAATACGTCATTAACTTTCTTTAAAAATCCAGCCTTTACGCTTTTTAGGACATGCTCATCGTTAGGATCCTCATTGACCATTCCACTTTGATTAGCCAGAGTTCCACATTCTCCTATCTTTACAGTATTTTTCTCTATATCTTTTCTTTTCTGTCCAAATCCCATCACCCAACAATGTGTTGCCCCTTTAGGAAGTTCCTCTTTCAACTGTTCTTCAGTAAACTCTCTCTCGCTTTCAGGAGTATTTTTTAATATCTCCTCAATGGACATCCGTTTAGCTGAACTACCATACCTCTTAGCTGCTGTGTGTGCTTCCTCCTTCCCCTCGTCACTATCGTCAAATACAAACCCGTTATCTTCTCTTCCTCCCTGTTGAGGATGCAATGCCATATGTACTACAGTTCTTATTCCAGGCATTGTATCCATCCATCTCGCTAAGAACTGGGCTTCTCTCGCTATATACGCAGCAAAACTTCTTGAATCCCCAAGTAACGCCAACTCGCGGCCTGCGAGATTACTTTCCACATACTCATCAATACTTTCAGCCCCCAGCCTTTCAGCAAGCGCCGATAACATCTCGACCTTCTCTTTTTTAATACGCGAAAACCAACCAACAATCTCCGCGTAAACTTTTTTAGCTTCCGTTTCCTTGCCCGCATCTTCTAATCGCTTTGCTTTCTGTATTCTAAGAAGAAACTGTGGAACTAATTCATATATACCCCCCTTAATAGCATTTAAACCAGCGTTGCTGATTATTCTTTCTAAAATATCTATCATGGTTATGGGGACATCCTTACCATCCGCATCTTTAGCAGTCCCCCAATCACAATGATCTTTAATATTGTCAAGAGCCCGTTGTTGCATTGCATTGGGTTTCATTACGATCCCTACTGTGGGTGGCTCATCTAATTGTGCAGGATCTTTATCTCCAAATAGTACTAATCTATCTCCATGCACTCCCACGCGATCTCTAATTGCTTCACAGTTTGCTGCTTCTTTTTCAGGAAAGAGAAATTGAAGCAACCGTGTTTCCGATCTAGCCACCTCATCTCTTAGTCCTTTAGGTACTTCACAATTGTCACCTATCTTTTTTTGGGTAACAGGATCAAGGCATTCTACCTTTCCATTAGCCAGTTGCCATTCCAAACTTGTATTGGCTCCCCCTGCCACATAAGTAAAATTTTTGTTACAAGGATGGTGAGCGGGGAAATCTTCTCCATCTTTTTCAGCAGTACGACACCAAGTATCAACTAATGCTAACTGTTTTCTATATTCTCTTTTTTCACCCTCCCCAATACGTTTTTGTACTTCTTCCTTTACTTTTTGTTCGTCTTCTTCTGGATCTCCTGAACTGACCCAATCTCCAATTGCCCCTGTTTCTTCGAACTCTTTCCTAACCCGTGCTTCCGTAGCTCCCCCTACTCTCCCTTCCAATTCCGCTTTGCGTTGGGCTTCTGCTGCCCCTCTTTCAGCGGCAACTAGAGTTTTTTCATCTCCCCCTTCCTTAAAATAATTAACTAATTTTTTCCATCCTTCGGAGCCTACATCAGGAGTTCCATTAGAATCTGCAACGGGCATCGGCCACCCTGCGCCTACAGGACCACCAACTAAATTAATCTTACCAGTCTTAGCCCCTAAATAAGTATAAGGTTCTCCACCTTGTACTTGTTTACTTGGATCATGCTGCTGAGTGAGACCAGCCTTAACAACCTCTAATGCTTTTTCTTCTGCATCTTTAGTAGTTTGAGCATCCATATCCTCTTGAGTAGATTCTCCATTATCTTCCTGTTCACTAATATATCTAAGCTTAAAAGATCTCTTTTTAAGCTGGTTATAACTATTTAATAACTCATGAAAATAATCCATATAATATTATAGGGGAAATGTAGAGAAGGCTCAGTCTAATATTAGACTGAGCCTATTGTAAATACTACCTCAATTTCAACTTAGTAGTTGTATTGTGACATAAAATCGTACTTGAATGTTACATCTATCGAATGGAAATCATTAGTAGAATAATTAAATTCAGCCGCTGTCCACTTTGTAGGCCACACTCCATAGAGTTCTATAGTAGAATGAGGAGTCATTGTATTATCTAATTGAATAACTTCTACTTTATCTACTTTAAAAGTTCGGCCTGCGCCCCCTCCTGGTTGAGCAGTTGGAGTCATTTCTCCTGTTATTGGGTTATAGATGTTAGTAAAATATCTCCACAGATCACTAGCAGTTTGCCTTAGATATAGGTTATCAAAAGTTACTGTAAGATCACCAGGGGTTGGTCTACCTGGGTAGAAAACTCTATCATTTACTCGATCCACAGCAAGAGGTTCTACTGTAAATTCGGCTCCATTAACCTTCTTTGCTGCTAAAGTTAAATCAACCTGATTTGTAACAGTATCAGGAAGTCCAATAAAATGAATCTCAAATTGATATGCTCGTACTGAATCAAGTTCAGTAGAGATAATAGGTAAACCCTCGCCCGGTACAAATTCTCTATCATATTTTTTCTTGTAATATGAGGTTGTCATAAGTTAAACTCCTATAAGTTACCTAACTGTGCGGACTGATTAGTTAGGTTAATTTCAAAGATAAGGATTTCCGCAGTTTTGGTAGGCTTAATAAGTACCTTAGTCCAAAGCTCATTTCTGTCCACTCGTACTGGTGTATTTACTGTCTCATCACAAACAACACGGAATTCTGTTATCCCACGCCTTCTACGGATATCGTCTAAGAAGGGATTAAGAACACCTTCAATTTGTGACCAAGTAAATTCATCATTAGGTTCGAACACAAATCGTTGAGTTGCAATAAGAATGATCTTCCTTATATAGATCATTAGTCTCCGAACATTAATTCTATCCAACGCAGTGGGAGACCGTTGAGTAGTTCTTTGACCCCAAATTGTAATTCCCTGTTGTGGGAAACCTACAATAGGATTGAGGACGTTTCCTCCACTATACATGCTGTCCCTATCACCTTGATTTAGTTTCACTTCAACCTCGGTAGGCTTGGTTAATCTTCCTCGCCTATACCCAGCAGGAGCAAACCAACTATCAGCTACAGTATCTGTGTAAGCCATTTGTCGCGCAGCATAAATAGTTGGATCCAACCACCTGTCCTTCGCGTCAAACACACTAAAGACTTTAAGCCAAGGCCAGTAAATAGCTGCATAAGAACTATTAATAGCTGCGGTTCGCACGCCTGCCGTACTACCCGACTTTCCATTACTCCAATCAATAGCATCTTGAACGCCCCCGATAGCATAGGGAGGGGAAACGAGTGCTAAGAAATTTTCAGTACCCTCAGCCAGAGTAATTAATGCATTTTGTACATTCTGATTAGCGAAGCCTGGGACTAAAGCGATTCCAATATTCAGTTCATCTTCATCTAATGCCTGCATCCCCGTCTTGGGATTAGCTGTAGAATCTCCAATTAACGCTGTATTATTAACCGCATCAGAACCTGTTCCATTATCTCCCCCCGCCATATCCTGGGCAGCAGCATCAATTAATTTATTCCATCTACTACCTCCTACAACATTAATAGTGGTGTTTGTAGGAGTGTCAGTACCGGCTCCATCAACCAGACCTGTCATATTTGTAGGATCTAACCACTGAGTTGTCATAGCAAAGGTATTATTTGTAGAATCAGTAACAGTAGCATTAACTAGACTAGACGTTAAAAGACCAAACGCTGAGAGAGAGTTGGCAGCAACATCAGCATTCTCATAGATAATATTTCCTTTAATAATTTCAGAGGTAGTATTGGTTTCTCCAGTATTAATAGCAGTCTCAATAAAGTTACCCGATGTTGTGAAGCCCACTTTAAATTGCTCATCAACCACCCCATCTTGATTAATATTTACATTAAAATTTGGACCCCCTAAATTTGCTACGGTTATAGAGTTTCCACTAGCATTTCCATCTGTTTTGGTGCCTCCGTTGTACCCATCTCCTTCATATAAGGAGACTATTCCATACCCAACAGAATTACCTCCTGTTTTCACAATAGACGCTCCATAAGCAACCACAGAAGATGCATATCCTTGAGCGTGAGAGAGAGGCATACCACTTCCCATATAATTCGCAGATAAACCTAACGCCGAAGCAGGTTGAAGTGCTGACATTCCCGCTGTAGCGTCATAGGTTGCAGCACTAAATGCAGATACTGCTATGGAGGCTCCCGAACCCGCGTACCTACCAACAAGGGATCCTGAAACCTGTAAAACTGTATCACCCGCATCAAAACAACCTACTTCATCACTATCTAAAGCACCCCCAACAATTGATGCAATAGCATTAGCCTGACCTGAGGTGGCAGTGTCTGCGGGAATAGCAAAATTCTTGGGAGTAGCAAACTTAGCTGTTCCAGCGTTATCATATACCTGAATTGTTAAATATAAATTATCAGTAACTCCAAACCCTACATCCGTAGTTCCAGCAACATTTCCTGAAACAAGTACACTAGGACATGTTCCAAATTGCATGATAGCCGAAGAATCCGTAGCGGTAGAGGTGCCTGCACGAATGAAGTAGAGTTGGCTGGTTTGTTCTAATATTTCTACAGATCCCTCTAAGCCCTGCCCAGGAATTCCTTCGCTAGGTGGGCCAAATTTTCTAATTAAATTATTTTGATTAGTGATAAGAGTAGCTTCATTGAGAGGCCCCTTGCCTGCAAACCCTACCACCCCTACTACGGATGTATTAATAGAGGGAGCATAATCAGAGATATCTTTCTCAATTACATAAACACCTGGACTTACAAAATTTACCATTTTTTATTCTCCTAACCGTTTGATATTTTAAATATTCTTCTCTTGTGTAGAGTTTTAATTTGTTCTGTAATATAGGTAGAGGGGACTACTAAAGTTTCTCCTGGCCTCATCCATACTTCCTTACACCCTTTTTCTGTTTGAAAATAAACTGTAAAGGATTGTAAACTATCATTTTTTACTGTTTTCATATCTATTGTCTCCTTATTATGTACCTATGCATGATCACTTTTTTGATAACTTTTTTTATAAGAATTAAGGAGGAGGAGGAGCACAGGTAGCTGGAATAGTAAGCACCGTTATGTTAGCAGGAGAGTTATCCTCATTAGGCTCAGTTGTATTCATGTAAATATCAGGGTACACTTGAAAAATATAAGAACCTGCGGGAGGCTCAAGAAGTGGATTGTTGGGATTAAAGAGTCCTCCCTCTGCTTCTAAAGTTGGCAGTGTAAATGATCCATTATAAGTCTGACCTACAGCTAAAGGATCCACATGCTGCTCCTGCCTCAGCACTACTTCGGGGGGACCAAAAGAGTTTTGCGGATTCTCAGGATCTTGAACAATGACATGGGGAGTATTAGCGGAAAGTTCGTAGAGTCCTACGACAAAATCTTGTGAAGTATGGTTTCCTTCATTTGTTACTGTATACCCGATTACAATAGGAGGAGGAACTTCTAAATCAAGGGGCATATTCAGACATGTTGGATCCTCTACGGGGGGATTTGCCATACAACAATTCTCCCAAGCATCCTCTAACTCAGCCTCAGTAGGGGGATAATGCCCAATACCCGAAGCAATAAATTCCATTGACCAAAATTGAGAAGGTACATCAGCAGTAAGGTTAGGTTCAATCTCTGGACCTCCCCCACTCATAAAACCAGTTCCGGCTATTACATTCGTACTAGGGCTAGTAGTAGTGGCATGACAATGAGGTGAACACCCAGGAGATCCACAACAAGAATGAGCTACAATCGAATCTCCAGGTAGGGAAACTCTAGTCCCATTTACAAACACCGTTTGGGCACCAGGACCTATAATCATTCCACCCCCTGTATCAGCAGCTACCCTAGACACTCCCTTTCCATTAGCTGTCACATTGGGGGATCCTGTATTAGAATGCCCACAACTGGTTGGGTCTGCTGCTCTTTCAACTCCAGGCATTAGATTTCCGTCATAAATCTCTCTATCTTACCCGTGGAGGTAACTAAGAACTTAGGATTAGGCACGTAAGTACGTACTGTAATATTTAAATTTCTTTGGAGAACTCTATCTTCTTTATCCCCAGCGGTAAGAGTCCCCGTATCATCTTCACTCTCTACAAATGCTTTAGTGAGGGTAGAAAATTTGGTAGGAACCTCCATCTCAGGATTAAATTTAATTCTAACCTGCTCTAAAATCTGATCCATATCAGCCATATACTTTGTCCATATATTTAATTGATACTTAATATTAATTGCCCTTGGAGCCAAGCTAAGTACTCTAAATGCTCTATTCTTTTCGTAATTCCATGTTTTTTCATGTACCAAAACACTTTCATATCTCCTTCTATTATCGTCATTATCCGAAGTAGTTTGCGAAATAGATAGTATGGGAAGGATAATATTATTTTCTTGATTCAACTTAGCCACTGCTCGTTCTGCGTTAGCATGGATACACTTCATAGTAACAAACTTATCCTCGGAGTTAATGTATCCCACATCTGTAAAAGCAACAATCATAGCTCGTAATAGCTCTTTGTAAACATATGAAATACTATTCTGAGCCTGCGTCATTTTAAATATTTTTTTACGGATACGTCCTTCCCGCGTGTCCCACCTTTTGCTGCGGCTAATAGGGTAGTCTTTGATGGCTGAAGAGGAGAGGAAAGTACCTGTCTCTACTACTGTTGCGCTATAAGACATTCTGGCCTCCTGCGTAGCCTCCTAGCTCGTCGCTGACCTCCGTTAGAGGTGTTTGTTGGATATCGGGAGCGTCCCGTAGGAGGCGTGCAGAGCACGCTAGATGGTACACCCCGTAAGCCTCAAAACTATCCTCTACAACCTCAAATATTTCATAACGTTGGTCTTGAAAAAAGGGCTTAACTATATCTCCAGGTATTAGGGTACGCCCCAGCTTCCGTTCTATATAACTCTTATTGAATGTAAACATTTGATCATTAGTTAGTTGAATACCAAACTGAGTTAATTCTTCGCTCATGGCTATGGGCTCGTAATGTCCATGCACTACCATAGGGCTGCGCGAAACAGGCTTATTCCTAGACTCCATATAAACAGGATCAAAATCCGTAGTTTGAAAATACTTATATAGATGGAACTTGGATCCAGAAAGCCTGATAATTTCATCGTCTACTAAATTGAAAAGATTTATATCAGCGTTATTCTGATCAAATAAATTAAGAATACTATCCTCATCAAGATCAGGAAGTTGTGGTAATTTAGTTGTTACTTTCCAATTTTTTTTAGACATTTAAAGTTTTGGCTATTTCTTTTTTTCTGGCTTTTTTTCTGGCTTTTTTTCTGGCTTTACGACCGCCTGCGCGGGATTCCGAGATTCTGGCCCAGTCTGCTGAACCTCATGCGGCGATCTCGTCGCTGGAGCCCTACGCCTTCCCCCCGTGGTTGTAACCCTCCCACCAACACGCCCATGGCCGCCAGGGTCTGTAGTGAGCCCAGGTTTCTGTCCATGCCTCCCTGTGGGCCTGTCTCTTCTTGATGTCTTCTGCCTCCCACTATATTCCATCAAAGCTTTAACAAAGTTACTCTTGACTGGTAGCTCCGTACCTGCATTCAGGGTATTTTGTTTTTCAATATTTATCCCAGCTTGAGGTCTCTGAAATCTAGAAGCTCTCTTCTCTCTGCTCATAGCCTTTACTGTTTGAAACAGTGCAGATTTTGGAGTAGTTTGTTTGGGGGGTTTGGGGGTAGGTACTTGTTCGGCTAAGTACTTTTTGACTTTTTCATACATATCATTTTTCCTTTAAAACATTGTGAACACAGGTGGTTCTTCTATCTCGAAAAGAAGTTCTTCTTTTAACTTCTCTTTCTCTTGCATACTTTGTTGGGTTAGGTCTTTACCATTCAGTTGGGCTCCTCCCCCTGGAGAAGGAAGGGTAGTATACTTACCCCTGATCTCTCCTAGTATTCCTTTCGCAGCAGCTAATGCATATCTTTGAATCCAGTTGCGGTAATAGGGATGCAGTGTGGCGGCATCCAATGCACGGAAAACTAAAATACAAGTTTGAGAATTAAGAACAGGAGTGGGATATAAGTACAACACATTTCCATTTACCAAATCCCACGTTCCCTCTTGACCCAAAACTTTCCTAATCATCTCAAGATGTGATTGAAGGAGATAGAAATCTGATACACTAAAATTGCTGAATAAGAAATTATCTTGGAAATACTTGATAAAGAAATCAAATTCTAAGGAACCAGCCATGTTTTGTATGGACAGAAGAGATTTTTTATATACAACATAGGTTAAATTATAAGCTATATGCATGGGAAGCATATATGCATTTATTCCTGCCGAGGTTTGAAAGGATGCGAACTGAGTAGTCCACATAGGAGCATGATAATCTAAGTCTGTAATTGCTTCATCAATAGCAGTTTTTATTTGGTAATCGGTAAGCTCAACCCTTACTACAGGGTGCCCTAACCTAGCGAGAACAAAATCTCTAATAGTTTCCTCAAAAGTGGTTAGTTCAATCGGATCAGCCAGCGTAGTTATATTTAATTTACTAGCGTCTATGGCTGTAGAATATATATCGGTATCCCCTAGACGATTACCACCATAGGTTCCAAAGGTGTCCCCAGTTCCAAGTAATATGGGATCAACTCTCGGTGCTGCTGCTGGCATTTATATCCTCGGTAGATAACTGTGTCTTGAAAGACTTTTTTGTTATGCGTCCTTTTTTCTTTATCTTAATAGAATTATTTTCTATAAGATCCAAATATCTAGACTTTATTTCTTTTTTTGATTTAAATAATTCTCCAGGTCTGATCTCTACTACCTCTTCATCTACATGAAGAAGCATATTCCATCTACACTTGCTCTTATATTTATACATATAACCCTCTGTTATATATAGGAAGTGAAAGAGGGCCAGAGGATTTATTTTCCTCTGACCCTCTTATATTTTTGCCTTACTTCAGATTAGATTGGTACTGAAGTTGCGTTAACTGCCGTATTCCTAGCGAAAGGCTGGAATAGGTAGTTAGACGTAGGACCAATGATTCGGATAATCCGATAGTACCTGTTGTATGGCTCAAGAGTTACCTTACCGTAACGAGTCAGAATACCTTTCCTTGGCTGGAAGGTCTCTGGATCAACGATAGTTGGTAGCTGCTGGAGAGGGATGTATGGGCAGTACACGAAGCCTGCATCCATAGCATTTGCACCCTTATAGCCAACCATAATCTCATCCTGTGGGTACATAGGATCAACATAGAGATCGTAACGACCCATAAATTTACCTTTGTACTCAATGTTGTTCTTACCAATATTGGAAGGACCATCATTAGGCATAATACCTCCCTCAAGCTTGGCTGCACTCTCAAGAAGTGAACAAACCAGAGGAGAGGTAAGTAACCAGCTACCAGGACCACGCCATGTCGTGCGATAAATATCTTGCGAAGCAAGGTTGATTACCGCAAGCAGGTTGGAATATAGTTCCCCAACGTGACGAGGATACATTTGAAGATTCTCCTGGCTGAAATCGCAAACAAAGATATTCGACTCAGGAATATGATTACCTAATTGAGTACTATTTGCAGTTCCCTGCTGTCCACTAAAATCGTAAGTAAACTGTGCGGGAACGAAATAACCATCAGAAGTACTATCAATAATACCAGGGAAGGTAGATCCTTGACTACCCATACTGATATAATCATTATCCATCATGTTAAGGTTAACTCCACCTTGACCACCAGCACCGGCTCCATGAAGACCATAAGCAATCATTCGAAGGTCTTCAATAAGTTCGCGGTCGATCTCAAGTTGAAGCTCCTTCGAAAGAAGATCCGTAAGCTCGCGCTCTAGATCAAGATTGTGATAGGCTTTAAGATCTTGAGTAGCCTCAAGAGTCCAGAGAGCACGCATCTTACGGGTGTTGGCAACAACTGCTTCCTGCTCAATGTGGAAGGTCATTTCTGGAATACCAGTTCCAGTCAGACGCTCACCAGCAGAGAGTTGGAATCCCATAACAGCATTAGCGTTAGGGAATGCAGCAATTCTACCACCAACAGTACCCGAACCAGCACCAGCACCATAGATCTCAAGACCAGAACCAGCTAAGACGTTTGAAACATCAAAGCCGCTGGCAGCGACATCTCCATCAAGACCAGGGCCAGTACCAAGACCAGCATCAGTGTTGAAAGTACCCTGATCAGCAAGGTCCCCAATACCCCCAGCAGGGGCATTCGCTGTCACTCCTGGAAGAGGGCCACTAACAGAACCAATACTAGAAGTTGTTAGACCTTTGTAAGTTAGGTTAAACTTGCTGTAGACAGTCTGGATAGTACTTCCAGATGCCCGATCATTACCAATATAAAATACTTGGCTAACTGGGCCTTGCATAGGCTGAACTCCAACAATGCTGTTGGCAATAAGCTCAGGATATACGCGGCGAACAAGAGGGAAAGCAAATTTTTGGAACGTACCTAGCTGACCAGTTGTGGTAGCAGCAGCCGTAACTTCATTTAATCTATCCTCTACAATAGACTTAGCTTGGTTTTCAAGAAGTTGAGCAACTACTCTACGGGTATATTCGTTATCAACGCCCTCAAGTACTGGCTCCCACTTCTGGACAAGCTTTTCATCGTGTAAATACATTACATCCATTTTATCCATAATAAAATAATCCTTTTTTTTACTAAGAGTTAGGGAAAGGCATGAATTTCATGACCTCATCTGTTAAGAACTTATTATCCAAAGTTCTTTCTTCGTTAATCTCCCGATCTGCGTTGGAGATAACAATAGCTTTTTCAGATGAGACAAATGCCTCGTCCTTGGAAGCCTCTAAATTTTCAACTTCTTCCTGAAGTTTACCATTAACACTATGAAGTTCTTCAATTTGAGAGTCAGAAAGAGAAATTTTATTATCAAAAACCTTTAAAGTTCCTTGAAGTTTCTCATTTTCTACGATGAGTTTATTCGTTTGATCTACGAGTACATCGAATTCTTCCTGAAGTTCCCCATAATTATCGGTCATTTCAGAAAGAGCATTTTCTTCATCTCTATCAGAGAGTTCTAGTGACATCAAAGTTCTTACCGATTCAAAGAGTCTAGCATTTCTGTATACTTCATTCTCTTCAGATAGTTCAGCAAGAGCTTGTTCCTTTAAATGATCAATCTTAGTTCTTAAGTAACCATTTACTTTGGCTTCTAAGAGTGATATTTTTTCTTCTACCTGCTCATTAATAGTAGAGTCTACCATCTTGAAGATTTCTTCAACGGTAGACTCATCTAGTCCATCAGGCAAAATTTCTGCAATATTTTTTAATTTACTCATTAGTTATAAATCTCCTATGCACAAGTAGTTACTACGCTCAGTAAATAATTTTAATTTTTTTTTTAAAATGTAGGAGTTGGGTTGAAGTAAATTCTCTATCTGCCATTTCCTCCTCCAAGGTACTGTGATCTGTGCTTCGCCCACATCTCCTCCGTCTCGGCCCTCTTTCGTCTTTCCTCAGCCTTTTCCTTCTCAGCCCACGTATCTTCTATTTGCTTCTGCCTCTCATCACTCGGTTTAACCGTCTCGCCAGAAGACACTGGCGCTTCTTTGGGGCGCTCGATCACGCCCGTCCGCTCGGGGGTTCCGGGTGGTGATTTTATTTTAGGTTTTTTTGGAAGTTGACGGGACTTCTTCCTCGCTT